CGTCGGCTTCCGTGTTGCCAGCAGCGAACTCGCTGCGGTCCCTGAACCAGCGTCGCTGCTCTCCACACTCGCCCTCGTCTCCAGCGGCTTGCTTCTGCGCAGACGTGGCAAGGTTTCCCTTTAATTCTTTATCCCTTTGCCCTTTGAATTGTAGCGGCGGTCTATGACCGTCGTTGCTTTTGTGTGGCAAAGGCGTTTCTCTTCTCATGGGCTGCGACGCTCACAGAGCGCCGCTACAACACGCCGCCGCAGGCGGTCGATTTTTTTCTGAAAAATGAAACCACCCGGATCAGACGCACCCATTGTTCTGGTGAAATGGTATGCCTACGCCAAATGGGTGTTAGAGCGGGTGGAGAGCTTTCCGAAGAGCCAGCGCTTCATTCTCGGCCAGCGGCTGTCCAATCATGTGATGGACGTGCTGGAGTCCTTGGTGAAGGCCAGTTATGCCAAGGACAAGGTGGAGTTGCTGGTGAAGGCGAACGAAGGCATTGAGATGACGCGCTGGATCATCCGCATGGCGCATGACCGCAAGCTGCTGGCACCGAAGCAGTTCGAGTTCAGCGCACTGCAACTCAATGAGTGTGGCCGGATGGTCGGTGGCTGGCTGAAAAGCCGTGGTAGTGGCGCAGCGGCGCAGGAATAGCGGCCATGGCGCACACCTACAATAACCTCCACCCGCAGGTCTGCTCGTTGGAAAACGTGATGGCAGCCGCCCGCACGGCCATGCGTGGCAAAATGAGCAGAGCCGCCGCCGCCCGCTTCCATGCCCGTTGGGAGACGCACGCGGTGCGCCTGCACGAGCAACTTGCCACGGACACCTGGCGGCCCGGCCCCTACACTTATTTCGACATTCACGAACCGAAGTTGCGGCGGGTGGCGGCGGCACCGTTCCGGGACCGGGTGGTGCATCACGCGTTGGTGCGGGTGTTGGAGCCGCTCTTCGAGAGGAAATTCATCGAGGACAGCTTCGCCTGCCGGAAAGACAAGGGCACCCACGCCGGAGTGCGGCGCTGCGCACAATATGCCCGACGCTTCCCGGTGGTGCTCAAGTGTGACCTGCGGCGGTATTTCGCCAGCATCGACCATGACATTCTGCTGCAACGCATCGGCATGACCGTGGCGGACGCGAATGTATTGGGCTTGATCCGGAGGATTCTCGACAGCCATGATGATGGCCGGAAAATGGAATGGGTTGAGGACTTGTTTGATTGTCGGGTGCGGCGGCACGGTCTGCCTATCGGGAATCTGACCAGCCAGTTTTTCGCGAACATCCATCTGGACGGCTTCGATCATTTCGTGAAGCATGAACTGGGAGTGAAGGGTTATGTGCGCTACGTGGACGATTTCCTGTTGTTTGCGGAGAGCCGGGAACAGGCACGAGAGTGGGGCCGACAGGCGAGAGCGTATCTGAAAGCCCTTCGGCTAACAATCCACCCTGACAAATACCGGGTTTGTAGGACGGATCGGGAAGGCGCGGATTTCTGCGGGTTCGTGTGTTATGCCAATGGCCGGATCAAGGTGCGCGGGGCAAGCGTGAGGCGGTATGTGAACCGCTTGGGGCGGTTGAAGGAGAGCGGGACGGTGGTGGAAATCGGGGCGAGCGTGCGCTCATGGATCGGCCATGTGAGCCATGCGGACAGTTGGCGCTTGCGGGCGGCGGTGCTGGGTGGCAGAAAACGTGTGCGGCATCCCGCGTGAAAATGTCCGGCTCGTCGCGCGGGCTGCGTGGGGGCTCCTGGAACAACAACGACAACAACCTGGCCTCCTCGAACCGCAACAACAACGACCCGTCGAACGAGAACAACAACATCGGCTTCCGTGTTGCCAGGCCCTTGAGGGCATGTAAAGCCTTCCCTTCGGTGAGATCATGGCGGCGGAATTCCCGCTGTCATGCGGTGCCGGGTTCAGGGACCAGCGGGATGTCGCGAGTGCTGCCGGAAACGCGCGCAGCGGTCGAATAGGAAAAACGCCGGAGGCGGCTGGTAGCGCGAGCGAACGCCGTCTCCGGTGAACCGCGTTGACACCGGGAGCAGGGCGTGAATCCGGTTTTCCTACAAAGTCGTGAGTGGCTAATCCAGCCAGAAGCCCTGCGTTCGATGGCAGCAGCATCCCGTTCGTTCCTGGATCGCGGTGCCGCTCTACCCCAACCCAGCCAGTCCAGCCCGCTCTTAAGTGTGGAGGACGGCATCGGAGTGGTTGCCATCGACGGCCCGATCCTGCGCAAGCCAGACATCTTCGCCCGCGTGCTGTTCCGCGCCACCGACTCCGAGGAAGTCGGCGCCGCCCTGCGTGAGGCCGGCCAGCGTGACGACATCAGCGCCGTGTTTCTCGACATCGACTCGCCCGGCGGCACCGTGGCCGGCACACCAGAACTGGCGGCGACCGTCGCCTCTATCAACGAACGCAAGCCGGTCTATGCGTTCTCCTCCGGCCTGATGGCATCGGCGGCCTATTGGATCGCCAGCCAGGCCCGCGCCATCTACGCCACGCCATCCGCGCAAGTCGGATCCATCGGAGTCGTCCAAGCGGTGATCGATGACACCGCCGCGCTCGATGCCGAGGGGATCAAGGTGGAGGTGTTCGCCGTTGGCAAATACAAGGCGATGGGCGCACCCGGCACACCCCTTACAGACGATCAACGTGAACTCATCCGTTCCAACATCGCCGAGACGGCACAGGAATTTCATACGGCCGTGCTGGCGCGGGGGCGTTCGATTCCCGCCGAGGCGATGGAAGGGCAAACCTTCAGCGGTCGGCAGGCCCAGCGATTCAACCTGGCGGGCATGGTTCCGGACCGCGCCGAAGCCATGCGCCGCCTGCGGGTGTATCACGCGTCGGTTGACACGCAATCCCGTGCGATGAACGCATCACTCGAAGACATGCTAGCCGATGCCCGCACCCAGGTCGCCGACCTCCAGCGGGATTACAAAGCCCAAGCCGACCTGTTGGCCGAAGCCTCCACCAATCTTGATTCGCTGCGCGGCGAAGTCGGATTGCTCACCGCCGAAATCGACACGCTCAAGTCCGAGCGCGATACGGCGACCACCAGTGCCACCGACCTGCAAACCCGTGTTGCCCAACTCCAGGCGGCGCAGTGCGACGCCACCGCCCTGCAAACGCGCGTTGCTCAACTCCAGGCATCGCAGACGGATTTCGACACCCGCGTCCAGACCGAGGTTGCCCGGGTCGTCGCCTCCACCGGCACCACGCTTCCGGCCCGCGTCACTCCCGCAGGCGACCAACAACAAGCCGCCGACCTTCACGCGCAGTTTGCAGCGATCACCGATCCCACCGCGCAAACCGTCTTCTGGCGCAAGCTCACGCCCGAACAACAAGCCCTCATTCTCAAACACCAAGCCTAACACCCCGCCATGTCCAACACTCTAACCAACGTCAAAGATATCAAGGTCGCCCAGAAGGCGCTCATGCCCTTCACCGCGAACCTGATGCCCGTCACGTCGTTCTCCACCAACTTCGGCCCGCAACCTTCCGACAAGGGCGACACCGTGCGTGTTCCATTGATCGGTGCCCCGTCCGGTTCGAGCGACTTCGCCGGTGACTACACCGCCAACGCGGATTCCACCGTCACGACCATCCCGGTCACGCTCAACCGGCACAAGTTCAAGACGGTCCACGTCACCGCCCGCGAGGCGTCCGAGACCGCCATGGACCTGTTGGACACGCTGGTGGCAACCGCCTCCCAACAACTCGCTCAGGACGTGTTGCTCGACATCATGACGGTCATCACCCTGGCCAACTTCGGCACTCCGGGCATCCCCGCGCTCGCTGCCACCAGCTTCGACTACAAGAAGGTACTCGGCCTGCGCGAAGCCTGCGGTGCGGTCAAGATGCCCGCGTCTCCGCGTTCGCTGGTGCTCGACGCCGGTCACTACACCAACCTGCTGGCCGACGACGTGGTGGCCAAGAGCTTCAACCTCAACCTGAGCGCCCCCGGCGTCACCGAGGGTTTGGTCAAGCGTCTGGCAGGTTTCGACCTCCACGAAACGGTGGTTATCCCGTCCGACCACGCGGAAAAGCTCGTCGGCTTCGCGGTTCACCCGAGCGCGATTGCGGTGGCCATGCGCTACCTCCAACCGGTCGCCGACTACCAACAGGCCGGTGCCGTCACCGATCCGCAGACCGGCATGACCTTCGGCTACCTGCGCTTCACCGACACCCGCGCCAACAAGGTGTTCGTCACCCTCGAATGCCTCTACGGCTTCACCATCGGCAAAACCGACGCCCTCAAGCGCATCGTCAAACCATAACCAATCCCCAACCTAACAACCAAAGCCATGCTCCCATTCAGCCAAACCGGCAATGCCGGATCCACCCTGAGCCACGTCGTCATTCCCGCAGGCGGGCGCGACCGTGTGCGAGTCCAGTATGTGAACGCCACCTCCGACAAGGCGGCCTCATTGCTCACCTTCAAGGCACCGACCGCATCCACGGTCGTCACCGCCACCAGCGCCGCCAACCAGGCAGTGGTGAACTGCGTGCCCTACTCCGGGGCGGCGGCGAACGACGTGGTCGTGCTGTTCTCGTTAGCCACTGGAACCGGCGTGCGCGGCGTGGTGACATCGGTGCAGGCCGGGGTGTCGATCACGCTCACGGCAAACCTCGGCCTGGCGCTGGCCCCCGGCGACACGGTTCACCTGATGGCCGCCAAGGCGCAGATCCCGGTCGGCGCGGCCACCAAGGAAGCCAACGCGGCCACCGTGTTCGTCGTCCATGAAGGCCCGGCCCTGATCGAACTCGACGGCACGTCCGCCTGCCGCATCAATTTGGTGGCCGGCGAGTATTCCTGATTCTCCTGCATTGGCATAACAGGGTTCGTGGACATCCTCTCCGGGCAACCGGAGGGGGTGTTTTGTTTGAATTATACGCAAAAAATCAAGCTCCACTTAATTTTTGGCATGCAAAATAAACATTTTTCTTGCCATTGATTACATTGGATGGCAGAGTTCAAGCGGAACTTGACCTATGGCAGGCAACATAATCAGAAACCTTCAGACCTCCCAGCCACGGGGAATGCCCTTTGATTCCGCCACCTTGCGCGGTTTCGGAGTTTCATCGGCTCTTGCCCACGACTACGTCAACGCGGGGTGGTTGGTGCGACTGGGATGGGGAGTGTTCATGTTCGCCGGCGACGAACTGGCGCGGGACCTGTCGCTCAAATTCCTGTCTGCAAGAATCCAAGGGCTGCATGTGGCTGCCAAGACCGCGCTGACATGGCATGGTTTCCAGCAGAACCTGGCCCACAAGGAAACCTTGTGTTTATGGGGAAATGGTCAGGCTACGCTGCCAGACTGGTTTCGGACACGCTTTCCGGCCCGCTACAGCGCGCCGCGTCTGTTTGAAAGCGCGCTACCTGCGGGCTTTGGACTTGCTCCAATGCCAGAGTCGCCCGACGGTCCGCTGGTGTCGGCACCGGAACGGGCATTGCTGGAAATGCTCAGCGAAGTCGGCGTATGGCAGGAAGTGGAGGAAGCGCGTGGCATCATGGAGAATGTTAGAAATCTCCGCGCACGCGAACTCGGAATTCTGTTGGAAAACTGCCGGATGATCAAGGCCGTGCGCCTTTGTGTGTTATGGGCGGAAGAATTCGGCCTGTCGTGGGCCGCATCCGCCCGTGAATCCGCCACAACCAAACTGGGAACCAAACGCTGGATCAAACGACTCCAGAACGGTCGCACACTCATTCTGAACGCCTGATGAATCCGAGCGTGAACAAATGCCCGCGATCCGCTGGAAACTCGAAAACCTCGCGAGGCTCAAGCGGACCAATCCGAGCAAGTTTTCCCGGCAAGCAGAGGAATTGACTACGCGCTTGAGCCGCTGACCCGTGACAGTCGCGGCGCTTGATTGACAGGCACGCCCAGACATGGAACTTGAAGCGGAAATTCTATCGGACCTACGACAGCTTCTCGAAGAACACGGGGTAAACGCGCGTTGGAAGGACATCGACCTGCTCGTTCTCGTCAGCCGGGTGAAGCGCGAGCAGCAAATAGAGATGGGTGGCTTTGTTGAGTCGCCCGAACTCAGCCTGCGGGTGCCGAAGCTGGCGTTCCCTAACACCTTGCCGAAATTCGGCGAGCGCATCGAGGTGGACGGCACGGAATACCGTATCTCGCAGGTTTCCAGTCATCCACGCTCACCGCTTCTAACACTCAGCCTCTCCACCACCGATGAGTGACGGATTCGTTAGATTCACCGCAAAGATGAAGGGCGGCAGCGACGTGGCACGCCTGCTCAACCGCTATCCTGAAAAAGTGGGCCGCACCCTCGAATCCCTGGTGAAACAGGAAGCACGCGGACTGGCGGTTGAACTGGCACGCAATACCCGGCCCTTCGGGTTTTCGGAGAAGGCGAAGAAGCGCGGGGAAAAGGCGGTGGCGGGCGATATTGTGAAAGTGTTCGCCCTGCCCTCCGATGCATATGACACCATGAGACTGCTGGACCCCGCTGCCGCTGATAGATTCTGGGCTAACATCCAGAACCGGCGATTCTCCAAGGCGGAAAAGACACTCCAGGCATCAAACTCCAATTGGAAGGATCTCTCCGTAGGTCGCCTTGATCCGAAGATCCACCAGCAAAGCAGGACAGGCAAGAACGCCAACGTGAAGCGCAGGAAGCCCGCGCAAATCGTCACCAGCCCGAAGGCGCTCGATTCCTATATCGCCAAAATCCAGAAGCGTGTCGGTTTCGCCAAGGGTTCGTGGATCAACGCGGCCAAGGCCATCGGCGGACGTGTCAGGGGTGCCGCACAATGGGCGACCCGGCACAAACAGGCACCGGGAACGGCCGTGGTGAAGACCGGGGATTCCCCGGCTGTCACGCTCATCAACAAGCTCGATTACATCGAACAGGTCACGACCGCCACCGGCATCGAGATCGCGCTCCGTGTGGCCGCAGGGCGATTGAGGAAGGCGCTGGCCACTTCGCTGAGGGTCATCAACGAGAAAACCAACGCGCGAATGAAGCGCGCTGGATAAATATGCTTGATTCCATCGTGAAAATTGCTTTTATTGCAACTTTCCAGCACGGATCATGCAGATTTCGGATTTAACCACAGCGGGAGCGATTCTCGACACGCTACGGGCGAAGGA